TGTGGCTGCATCGTACAAGTACGGATCTAGGGCAGTAAACACAACAGGTATAATCCATGTGTCTGCATCTACTTGCTTTTCTTCTCCAAGCTCAAGTATTACGCGCTTGTAATAACTGGACTCAAATCCGAACTTATCGATGTAAAGGTTCTTTTCGCTATGCTCGCGGTCATAAAGTTTCAGCGCCAGATATTCTTCTTGGCCATATACAATCAGCGTGCAGGTTATGACTGTTGGTTGATATTTCAGAAGGACGCTATCCGTTGTGTTGCGCCGAGGATAGTCATATATATGGTATTGTTTGACGTCCTGGTATATCAACGTATCGTTTTGTGGTGCCAACGTCAGCACATCATATTTCATTTATAGCACCCCCGGAGCGGAGAGTCTGAGTTTCTGGACGAGTTTTTTGTTGCTGTCTTCAAGAGCCGTGGTAACCGTTGTCTTGTCTGCAGGCCCGTAAAAGTATAAATTCTGCGTGATGGTAACATTGCCAACTTTTTCGAGTGGCACAACTGCTTCTGGACCTCGTTCGCCGAGCATGGCAAGAGTTGGCTTTGTAACTATGCCGCCTTCTGCTAGTAGCGGTATCTCGGCTATATCAAACCCCCACGATTTTCCGCCCAAGAACGGCACCCAATCAGGTATGGAGAAACTAATTTTATTCAGGCCTCTGATGAGTACGTTTATAAACTTTATAATTTGATTGATCGGCCATTTGATTGCTTCCAATATCCCGTCCCAGACTGTCTCGGCCGTTGTTTTAATCGAGTTCCAAATATCCGAGAGCTTCTCCTTTATCTCATCCCAGTTCTTCCAGAGCGTAACTCCGATGGCTACGGCCGCTGTAATAGCTGCTACAACAAGACCGATTGGCCCCGTTAGTAATGTAAATATTGGCCCTAATGCGCTTATAAGGCCCAAACATTTACTAAACGCAGTGATCATTTGACCGGCAATAAGTATAACAGGCCCAAGTGCTGCGGCAAGCAAGGCTATTTTAACTATCCATTCCTGTGTGGTAGGAGATAACCCATTAAACCAGTCCGAGAGTCTCTGGAGTAATTCGACTAGCTTATCCAGGATTGGTGCTAAGACCTCCTGAATGCTTGTGCCTAAGTCTGCGCCTACAAGCTTAAGATTGTTAAATGCTACGGTTGCTTTATCGAGAGGGTCTAGCGTGGCTTCGAACGTAGTAGTAACTGAGCCCGCTGCATCTGCTGCTGCAGATCCAAAATCGCTTAAATCCAATGCGCCACGCTCAATGGCATCTAACATAAACGTTGCGCCCTTAGTTCCGAACGATTCGCTTGCTAAGCTGAGTTTGTCTGTTTCGCTAGCGCTGTCGGCAAGCTTCTGCTGCAATTCGGCCAGGCCCTCTTGCATCGTCTTGCCTTCCTTGGCCCAGGTTACTTGCGCTTTGGCAAGATACGAAAGAGCCTTCTCGCCGTCCAATCCCTTTTGTTCAAAACGCCCCATCATTTGCGCAGCATCCGCAAACTCAATTCCCATCGCTTTTATTTGCGGCGCGCCTCTGACTGCGGCGCTAAATATTGCATCAACACTCAAACCAGTGTCTTGTCCTGCTTTTGTTACTGCATCCAGTACATCGGATAAATCATCATTACTGAGACCATACGCTTCAATAGCGCCTTTAGCTTGCTGCACCGATCGTGATACATCTGTCCCGTTTATCTGTGCAAATTTAAGTACGAGTTCGGTTGCATCTTCTAATGGTTTGCCCATGAGGCCAAATTGCGTGTTGACCTCTCCGATTGCGTCTCCGACAGACTGCATATCTACCGGCAGCGTTTTTGCAACATTTCTAAACGACTCGGCCATTGAGTCTGCCGCTTCACCCGTTGCGCCCGTCTTTGTCGTGATAGTATCGAGCGCATTGTCTACTTCTTTCCAGGCCATGGTGGCCGCTGTACCGACAGCTTCGATCTCATCTTGGCGCCCATTTTGCTCATAGACTCGGCGGTTTGTTCCAGCGCTTGCTTTAGGCCGCCTTGCTCTTTCGATACGTCTTTAAGTTGGCCTTCATACTTTTCAAGCTCGCTCGTAGTCTTGGCTACTTCACGCTGGAAGGCTCTATACTGTTCTTCTGCTATCTCGCCTTTTTCGTATTGCTCGTTTACTTGAGCCTGCGCTTCTTTGAGGCGATCTAGTTTCTCTCTGGTGTTGGCTACTTGCTCGGAGAGAAGCTGCTGCTTTTGAGCGACTAATTCCGTATTGCTCGGATCAAGCTTCAGGAGTTTCTCAACTTCTCTGAGTTCTTTTTGCAGGTCACGAGATCTTTTATTTACATCGGCCAAGGCCTTATCTAGGCCTGTCGTTTCTCCGCCGATTTCTATTGTTATTCCTTTGATTTTTCTAGCCAAACGCTCACCTCCTAAGCAAGCAGCCTATCGATATCTGCCTGTGTTGCTTTTCTAACCGTTGGCTTGGTTGCCTGACTTTGCTTCTTAATTACGATATCAGCTAGAGCTGCCAAGTCTTGTATCCGCATCACTGCCATCTCTTCGAAAGACAATCCCAGATGTTTGCCTACTGCAATCCACTCCAGATCTAGTCTGTCTGGCAGCTCTAGCTCGTCTCCAAGAGTAAGATCACCCTTGGAGAGCGGAACGAAAAAAGGAATCTGTTACTTCGTTCATTATGCCGTTCACCATTTCTTCATCAGCCCAGTCAATGTACTCAAACTGAGCCAGCCATTTCGGAAACGGCGGGAATGGTTTCCCGAACTCTTCTGCGCCTTTTGCCATGCACCATGCTAGCTGGAGGAGCAGGACCCCATCGACTTTGCTTGGGTCTTTATCCGGGTCCCGCATCTTCTGAACATCCGCCAAGAGGTCAATGCCAATAATACAGCTGTGCCAATGGGCCTCCGCGCAATTGCACTGGCTTTCCACCAATGTTTATCTCACGCATGTCGTCCCTCCTAAGCTACTTCTTCAAGCGCCAGTATCGCTGCGAATAACTGGTCTACCATAGCATCTACTTGTGATTGCGTTGGCGACCCAGTAAGAAGTGTATTTGCAGCACTTACTTTATTCTGCAGCGCCGTCCAGGTCTCAGTGGTATACGCAGTAGGATCAAGGGTCTCGATGAAAGCCAGGCAAGATTCTAGAATGCTCGTGTCGGTCTCTATACCATCGCTTCCAGGTAGCACAACGCTGTTGAACCAGTTATCGAACGCAGTGCAATCTGGCGGCGCTATTGCCTTGACTATGCTTTTGGTGCCAACTTTTACTGGCAATACGCGCAAATTCAGCGTGGTAGTCGATATGCTCTCGCTTTCCTCGGATGTCGCATGCGCTTCAGAGGGCCTAGATGCCACGCAGCGGTAGTAAACCCATCTCCTGCCCTGTTCATCGCCTTCGCACTCACATAGCAGCGCGAATTCCTTCGGCCTTCCGTCTGCGATCTCGACAAGCATGCCATTAGAATCGATTTCCCAACCTAGCATTTCCGCGAGAATCGCTTCTGGAACTAGAGCCATCTCGAGCTCTCCCGTGTAGCCATTGTTCTTGTTTGAGTAGTAATATCTCACGTTATCCGCATAGAAACTCTGTTCCGCCTGTTCCGGGTCGCACGTAAAGCTCACTGCGCCTGGAATCGGTATTGGAGCCTCCCATGTGTACGGCGATGTCGTGCTCACAAAGGCTATGTGAACATTATCCAATCCGTACAAAACTTTATCAGCCATTTTTATCCCTCCACATCTTGGATTAAATATAGTACTTGTAATAGATCTTCTTCGTTGAGCCAAGCTTCATATTTGGCCCACGTAAAACCAGCTTCCCTTAGCGCATTTTCGACCGTCTGCTCTGATGTTACATCTTTTGTTTCCGTGTATAGCTCCACTTGCCAATTTCCAACCTGAACATAGTTTTCATTGTCTGCGTAGAAATCATCTGAACTGGAATAGAGATAAACAATGAAGGGCGGTGTCTGAGGCGTAATAAACGACCGATATGCTACCGGAATATCAGTGCCAGAGAGCGCTGTGTAAAGTTTCTGCATCGACATTTAGCCGCCCCTCCTTATGATATCTGCAATCTCTTCTTCCAGTTCTTTCTCAATCCTATCCCTGGCCGGGCCTATGTGTGGTATGCCATCGACTCGGTTTACCCCATCGCGCTTAAGATGTCCATACTCAAGCAGGTGTGTTATCTGCGGTTTGTCTTTGTTGTACACGAGATACGATACACCGCCTGCCATTCGCTGTTTCTTCTTCGCCCAGCCTTTGGCATAGTCGCCAGTATCCCTAGGCGACGTTCGTTTAAGCTCTTTCACCAATTCACCGGCCTTATCTGCATACGCTTTCTCAATTGATGCTGACACTTCTTCTTTGTATTCTGCTAGAGCTTTTTCAAGTGCGATAGATAAGCCTTCTATCTCAACATCAGGCATTTGCTCCCACCTTCTCGCATACCAGCACCGTGAAGTCGCCCTTCGTTTCGACTCGGATGATGTTCATTTCTTCGTTGTTATGCTTCAGTTTCCGTTGGCCGCCGTATTCTATGGTGCGTATTTGGAACATGGCAGAAGGCCTGAGCCCAGTCAACGCGGCATTGTAAAATTCCCTAGCACCAACACTCATTCGGTTAGCCATGACAGTTGTCCAACTTGTGGTAACTGTCGGCACGCCAAAGTCTCCGTAAGTAGTCATATCGGTGCCAAGGTCAATCACATCATTAAACCGCATCAGCTGTCCCTCCATATTCACTGGATAGCATTAGATGCAGCTTTATCGCATTATAGGCTTTCTCGAACCGTTCCGCTTCTGGGTTATCGTACCCGAAGTGCGCCTTGGCGTATGTGACAATGGCACGCTTAATGAGCGGATCGGTCGGATCTTCTTCAGACTCTGGAAGTTTATCTTTTGATATTCCAGCTAATGCCAAATCTGCAATAGCCGCATCGATAAGCATTTCGATCTCATCATCATACGCGCTGCTAGTGATGCGAAGCGCTATTTTCACGTCATCCATGAACGTTGGAGTGGGCTCTATGGGCCCAGGTTCTGCCATTTGTTTCGCCTCCTAGGTCGTGTCTACTACGGTTATTTCTACCGTTAGTTCGCCGAATGTCGTCATAATCGTTATTGTGTGTACGGTCTCAGATAGACTTCCCAGTTTCCCGGTTTTTAGTAGCGTAACCTTGAGATCGTTCTCGGAAAGCGTGTAGTCTGTCGTCTTCGCCCAGACTGTCGTGCCTTCCTTAACTCCAGTTATCTTCGTGCCAGGTATGTTGCTTTCGACCGTAAACGCCAGGTCTTGCGGGGTCTTTTTATCGAACTCCGCTGAGGTTGGCGTTACGGTCGAGATGCTTTTTTTAGTAGCACAAATGCATCTGATAGCGCTACTGCGCAGTCGAACATGCACGCTCCTCTGAAGTCTATTGCATTGGCCAAGAATCCACTCTGTGTGCTTGTCTCAACTGTGATATCTTGCGGCAGGTTGCCTACTATCTTGGTAAAATCACCGAGGTAGATTTCATCATCCGCCATTAGGTCACTCAGTATCACGGGTAGACCCATTATCCTAAATCCGCTGCCAGCTTGCATATCTGCGATGTATATTGGCGTGTTATTGTCATCTCGCACCTTAGCTACCTGCGTGTAGAACGTCTTATTGTTCATGAGCCACTTAGCGTTGCTGTGATATCGCTGCGGCAAAGTGCCTAGGGCATCCATAACATCATCGAACGTGAGATCATCAGCCGTGCCGCTGAAATCTACTACCTGGCTAGCTGCCGTTGTTCCCCAAGGTATGCTCGCTAACCCTTTCGGCTCGTCAGTTCCGTCACCGTTTATGATTGCGTTCTCAATGGCTACAGCCAAATCCGCTGCCAACATATCGGTTAGCCAGCCCTCGAATGCGTTGATACTCATGGTGGCTCCCGGCAGTCATGGCTACTTCCTCAAGCTCTGTGTGTACCCCAACTATGCCCCTATCAGGCGGTATAGCAAATTTGAGGTTGCCAGCAACCCTCAGCAGATTAATCTGGTTGAGCATTGGCGCAATGCTTACCATCTTGTCAAACAGCACATTAGCCGTCTGCGTTGGTATTACTGCGCCTGCGCCAGTAGCCTCATCGCTGTCAAAATACAGACTCTGCGATGTGGTATCTGTACGCTTCTCCGCCGGCTTGCCCATTAACCTCGATAAAAACGCAGTCCTGTACTCCTCGGTATCATATATATTCGCCATTTTCTTCACCTCTCCCGGTTTAGGCACTTCCTTATACTCGGCCGTGCCCTTCATAATCTTGTCTGCGGTATCCAATTTTTTCCTGAGTTCTTCCTCTTCAGACAATAACTCATCCAGCCTCTTGTCCAGATCCTCAAGCTCAGGTATGTCCAGGTCCTCGTTTTCGATGACCTTTCTGATTTCCTTCTTCTGCTCCGCAATTTCCTTGAGCCTATCTTCTCTCATATGCAGCAGCATCCACCGCTGATACGTCCCAAATCTTTTCTATATCCGTAATCGTTCTGGTATGCGTGCTGCGATCGTAATGGTCGCCACGCACAGTAAACGCAAATGACATCTCGCCAACGTCGCCGCGCTTGATTAACTCATATAAGTCTCGCCCTGCCGTAGTGTTCGCAAGTTTAGCACGGATTTTGAGGCCCTTGTCATCCGGTATCAGTTCAAGCGTCTTGTTGCGTGTTCTGGCCATAATCATGATGTTGTCGCTGTGGTTATATTTGAGCGGCACGTCCTTCATATCTGTCGCGTCCAATGCCGAAGGAAGTATCACTTCTCGGAGACTCATATCTCCGAACGTCCATTCGGCCGGCTCATTAAACCTGATCGCATACCCTTCGACTATCATATCCTCCGTTTCAGTTTCTTCGTCGAGGCCTATCACCGCCACCGGCATTGCTCGAGTTTCCCGCGGAAGCACGATCATTCTCAGCTCCGGTGGCTCTATATCCGCATCCCTGAGATGCCCTGCCAGGTGATTGTAGACGCCTTGCCGATCTGCGTCTGGAATTGTTGTGCCACCTCTGCCGCCGTTCAGCACCCCTATGCCAGTTTGGCATGCACGTATGTTTGCATCTCCAGGTTCTCCATTCCCGGATACCATGTGATGGATAAATCTATACGTGGTCTTCACTGTCCTGTCTCCGTCCGGGTCATACCACGCATAAATCCTGCGATAGTAATCGTAATCCTCATCGCTCCGCACTCTCGTTTCCATCTCCGGTCCATCCCACGCCGCATCAGTAGTCCCTGTCTCATGCCTCGGTATCGCCGGCATCTTCTTCACCTCCTCCGCTCTGATATTCGTCCGCTCTAGCTATGTTGATATAGTTCAAGCTTTGCAAACGTACATCTCCTTTCTCAACCGGCCCCATGTTGAGGATCTCTCTGGCCTCATTGATTGTGAGTATTCCAAATTGCATAAGGTTATTTATGAGGTTAACCTTCGATGAAACGCTAGCATACTGAAGCCTGTTCGATTCGAATATGATTTCGTTCCCAAATCCGAGTTCGCGCTCAGAAAATAGTTTTGTTGTGAACTCCAATCCCATCTGCACCGATATCGGCTCAAGTACGCTCTCATAGAATGCGTTCCATTCCTCTTCAGTGTAGTGCGATGTAACTATCTGCTCGTTTACACCAAAATAGTCATATACTTTTTGTTTGATCGTTGCCATTTGCTTGTCGTCGATTAGCACAGGCTTGGAGTCGAGTGGTATAAAGTCTGCCTTGGCATCTACCGCACCTATGCCGCCCTGATTATCTATGCTAAGGTATTCCTTCACAAACAAGTCTCTCTGCTTCTTCATATCCTCCGGCTTCATCATGGCCGAAGAAAATTTGAGTATGCCTCTCAATGATGCAGATGATTTTATGGCGTTAATCATGCCCTCATCAGTCGTATGTATGAGTTCAAGTGTCGGGATAAGAGCAGCATCGTTCGGCTCTCCTAAGAGGTCATGCTTATAGAAAAATCTGCGTAAATGAATGATGTTTTCATACGGAAGTGCAATGGTTTGGCCACCGATGAATGAAAACTGAAGATAGATATTCTTCCCGGATTCGAGAATCGTAAGCGTCGAGTATGGAATTGGATATATTGCATTTACGCTTAGGTCATCGTTGCGGTCGATGAACACAAACGCATTATTCTGCATACACAATAGCGTGATGACTTTGTAAAAGAAATCATACGAGTTCATATACGGATTAGGTCTGGTGCGTAGCATAGTTTGTATCCTGCTATTTTGCGGCACAATTTGTCCATCTATCCTGCGTATATGTTTTGGAGTAAGCTTCGCGCCGTTTCTTGCTATCGCGTCTACAGCTGCACGCACTACGTCTGAGTTATACGGCTCGACACCGAACGGAATGAATGTAGGGTTGTACCCACTAAGCATTTTTATCTGTGTTACTTCAGCTGGCGCTTGTTTCGGCCTGCCGAATATCATCTCAAAAAGGCTTCTTTTCTCTGCCACCGAAACACCTCCCTAAATTAGCGCCTGATAATCGTTATATTTTTCGTGCAGAACCGCATAAGCGATGATCAGTGATACCGCCCCATCAATCCTAGCACGTTGCTTCCGACCTTTGACTGGTCTTATATTATCATTATCGTCCCGCTTTACAGCTAGATTTGTTAAATTCCATTTCAAGATCGGATTATTGTTATAGTTTACAAGTTTTGCCCTTAGGTCGGCTTCCAATTCTTTCATCGGCGCGCTCAATGTTTTGGCGCCCTGTCTGACCTCTATCATGTCGAATCCATAATCTTTCATCTCATCCACCCAATATTGTGCATTCCAGGGATCGTACCCAACCCAGAATGGCCTGATATCGTATTGCTGTACCAAGTCTACAAACCACTTGGTTACATCTGCATAGTTTATCTTCTGGCCTGCGCAACTACGCAACAGTCCTCTTTGCAGCCATGCATTATATGGGATTTTATCCTCGATTGTCCGCTGCTCAATCAAATCAGCAGGCATCCAGTACATTTGATGTACATACTTCTTTGGGTCTCCAGGCTTCATCATAAGGATGGTTGCGCATGTCAGGTCCGTTGTGCTTGAGAGGTCAACCCCGCCAATGGCATAACTTCCCCTAAAATCTCCTAGGTTAAACGTTTCTTCATTGTTCGCAGTTTCGAATGTAAGCCAGGCATCATAGGCCGTCTCGCGCACATTGAAATCCTTGCAAAGTATACCGGGCAAATCCTTGGGATTGCTTTTGGCTCGTTCTACTTTCTCTACTAGGTCCTCATACTTCTTGATTGTTCCTAAACCCGGATTGGCTTTCATCCATGCGCTTGGATCTATCCATTCGCTGCGGTTGTCCAGCTCATACAAAACCGGCAAGAATCTCTCATCCTGTATCGTGCCTTCTAGCACCTGGCTGGCGTAGTCGTACATGTCATCGTATATGCATTCTCGTACTGTGCCTGCGGTGGTAATCATAATGAGAAGCGGTTGCCTCCTAGCGGCCATGGATTGCTTCATGATCTCGTATAGTTCCCTGTTTCTTATCGCGTGTAGTTCGTCGATGATGACACAATGGCTGTTCAACCCATCCAAACTTTTTGTTTCAGAGGCCAATGGCGCCATCGTGGAGAACGTAGCGGGCATGTACATATCCGTTTTGCGCTTGACTATGTACTTCGAAAGGTGTGGAGACTGCTGCACCATATGCACCGCTTCGTTGAAGATGATTCTGCTTTGGTCGGCTTTCGTGGCGAT